GCCCAAATGAGCAAGAAAATTGAGAAGGAATTAGCTATACACTCGCTTAAGTCTGAAGAGCAGTATAAGCTATTAGATTCTTTAGACACTAGTTATACAGTAGAGCAGATCAGATCCATTCTGGAAGAATTTGATTCAATCTTTTTTAACGACGCTAGAATAGAATTGAAGGTTGCAACGTCTTTCCTTTCTAAGTATAATAATATAACGAGCAAAACAGACTTTTTCACTTCTAATAGGAAAAGCGCTTTAGCACATTTTAGAAGATTGTTCTTGGAGGCTATCAAAGAAATTGAGAAAGGAAACGAAGTTCTGTTGATCGAAGCCACTGACTCAACAGGTGTCTTAAGATGTTTTGATGTTGACATGATGGTGAAAGAAGGAGATAAGATCAGGTTAATAGATATCACCAGAACCGGCTATACCATATCAGCTGAGATTCAATCAATAATGGATTCAAAGCTTGAAAAATTAAAGCATGATTTTCCAAACGAGAAGTTTTTGCACGAAGTAAGGAGATTTATCTTTCAGGAAAACCCAAACATTAATGTAGATTATATTATTGAAGGGATCAATTCTCCTATGAGATCAGAATTATTGTCTGTGGACGCACTTGCAACAGAAGTTAGGAAACTTAGCAAGCCACAGATCCATGAGATAATACATGATGAAAAGATCTTAAAAAATTTGAGCAAGACTTTCGGGAAACCAGATTTTGTTAGAAACATAAACATCAACTCAGAAAATTACCCAAGAGAAGGTGATGAAATTATGTGCTCCACTAATAGTTCAGATTCTGCTGCAGCGTATAAGGCCAGATTTTCAGAATTACCGGTAGAATTGCAAATAGAATTGTGCTATGACAAATTTTTGGAATTGGAAAAAGTTGATTCTAAATGGGTAACTCCCTACTCCCCTCTACATTACTTGAATGACGATAAGCTGCATGATGATTTGCTTCATGAAGTGTTTCAAGCTCTCGACCCTTCTGATGACGAGATTTTATCAAATTTAAAGAAGCTTGTACTGACAGGCAGTTCTGAAAGAATGAGGAAAGTAAACAGAGTAGGTAAGAAGGGCGCTGACATGGGTTATGTCTTTGAGTATGACAAGCTGGGGAAGAGACTTTCAGATGAGATATACCCGCTTAAACCTGAAGTTGCCAAAAAATGCGATTTTACTACAATAGAACAAGATGAGTTAGACTTTCTACAAAACGTTGAACATCTTGGCGTAAAACAGAAATCTAACAACTCGATAAAGTTAAGTATGCTCGTTTCACAAGTTCTTGCGTACACAGATAGTGTCACGACCCTGAACAGAAAGCTTCTTATGGGTTCAATAGGCAGTTTAATGACAACAGGCTTAGGTTCATTATTTTCTACTATACAGTCAGCAAGTATTGCTATCACTAGTACTATGAAACTTTTTAAAGGTTACAGGAGGGAGAAAGGTAAATCTTACTTTAGTCTTCAACACATAAAGGGACACGAAGGGTTTATTTTCACTAACATCACAGAAGATTATCAGGACAATATTGACCATTCATGTATAATTATTGGCAACTTTCTCCCAATGCCCAATTCTTTTGTTTGTCGAGAAACAATTAGTAATAGGACAAAGTGGTTCAATCAAGGTCCTGAAAATTTGGATTGGCAAGTTTCAATATATTATAGGTTCTTGAGTTATGGTAGTATGGTGTACGATCACGGCAGAGTAAACAGGCTAGAAGATTCTGCTTTTGACCTATCACGTGCTTTATCCAGTAGTATGTTCCTTTTAGTTAACTCAAGCAATTTTAGTCAAGTAGCAGAGCAGGTACGTTATATAGCGATAAATTCTGTTTCTACTTCTAATGGTTGTAGAGAGTTATACAATAAGGTCGATTGGTATTCACCAAAGAGTAAGCTCGAAAAATTATACCTAATGAGGTGTATCAAAATGAGTTCCTCTGTTGAATGGTTTGGAGAATCTGGAATGAAAAAAAAGTTGATTTACAATCCACGTTCTTTAGCGTCTGATAAAGTTTTTTCTGATTGGATGATAGCTTTCCCTCATGAACAGGAATGCATAGCTTCGGAGTTAATGTTTTACAATAATATGTATATTTGTAAGATGTTGTCTCTTAAAAGATATAATAGAGTAATGGAAGAAAGTCAAATATTTGTTAAGCAGATACAAAACAGAAATAAATTTCTTAATCCAAAATTAAATGCCTTTTCACTGCAAAATTGTCTAGATAAAGATCTAGGGTGGTGTTTAAGCCAACTAAGAAGGAAAACTTTCTGTTCAGGTGATAATCATGCTGTTTCAAAACCAATGATGGCGTTTAACATGTTAGTAAATGTATACCAGTTGATGTCAGATGATACACCTCTTTACGAAAAAAGGGATAGATGGGGAGATAAAACCGATTCTTTTAACTTGTTTGAATGCTTGGATAAGATGTCACTAGAATCCGTTATGAGTTCTAAGAGTAGTGTATCAGAAGTAGCAGGCAGTGGACTCCTGAGAAACAGAGTCGAGATTTCTAGAAATAATAGAGGTGAGAAGATAGAAGAAAGAATAGCGCAAAATGAAAAAGCCTATATGTCTGTTTTAAGGAACAAATCAAATTTTCTTAGAAGAATTCACACAGAGTTCGATGAAGCTGCGGGTTTTGATTGCAGAGTTGAAAAGGAAATAGTTGATTTGAAGAATGTCACTACTTCTGCACTTAATCTGACAAGTATTTGGCTCGACAATATAGCTTACAAAAAGGCAGCAATCGCCAGTATGTTCCCTAAAGAAGGTATATCAACCAGAGAAATAGCAGTTTTAAACTCCAACATAAAGATATATGCTAAGGTAATTGAAACTCTTTCAATAAAGTTCAAAGATGCTGACCAAAGAAGAGGAGATTTCACAGACATAATAGCTCATAAAGATAAAAATACTATAGTTGAAAAGAATTATAGGGAAAGGGAAGATTCAAGCTATTCAGTGGTCTATGACAACGCAGATTGTTCAAAATGGGGTCCGACTCAAGATGCTTACATGCTCTATGCTTCTTTAGCAATTAGGCTGAACGAGGATTTCATAAGATCAGCAGTTCTGGAAAGTTTTAGCAATTTCTCAACGAAAGTTATAAAATTCCCTGACGAGATGTTAAGATCAATGGATTCTTCCGAAATCAGTGTGGTTCCATATAATACAGTAGAAGAGGCTTTAGAATCGTTAGAAGTTGAAAATAGAAGAAAAATTTCTGAGTCTGAAGTCATGGCAGTCAGAAGATTTATAAAAACTTGTAAAAATTTGGGTGATAAGAGATACGTAAACATGGATGGTAATTTCATGTATGCTTCTGAAGGCATGTTTCAGGGTGTGTTTAACGAATGCTCTTCCTTGAATGGTTCGGACGTTTTGAGAACTATAAAGCATATTATGACAGAATGTTTTAGGTCGAGAGGACTAGAAATAAAAGTTAAACAACACTGTACTTCAGATGATTATAGTAGGATCATGCACTACAAAGCTTTAGATGATTGTTCGTATCTCAATGAAAATGGTAATCTGGAGCATAAAAGAATAGCAGGAGACATAATTTCCATGACTTACTACTGCCAACTCTCGCTCGGAATTAAGAGAAATATTTGGAAATCTACTATGTCACAATATATATTCGAACTAAATTCTTTATTCTATTCACCTAGGGGGACGTTTTCTCCAGACATAAAGAGTAGACTGTCATATATACAGTACTCTGAAAGTTTTGATCTCTTTGAGTCTTCCATTAGGTGTCTCTCTGTGGCACAAGAATATCTGAGAAATGAAGGGTCTGTTGTTGGAGCTTTGAGTGTCTACTTAATTAACTGTCTGATGTTTATTGAACAACATTCGCTAAGTAAACTTTTATACTCAATGAAAATTTGTGAAGTCCCATTGGAGGTAGGCGGAATAGCTAGGTACAATCCTTTACTACATTCGACCTTACCAACTCACATGATATTAGCAGAAAACTATACTCCAGATGATATTGAGAAGAATTCTTACAATTGCATGTCCTACTTTCTTAACTATCAAGCTGATGAAAATGCAGACATAATTTTAGAAGATGAAAGTGGGAAAGAAACAAAGATGAAGATGGGGAAACATAGTGGTGTAATAAAACTCGTGTCAAGACCTGATGTCACTACCCGGAGAATGAGAGAAATGATGGAGTTAATTGACATGGACACTCTAAAAGTTTCTAACTTTGCAACTAGATCAATGATATATGAAATGTTTTGCAGTATTCAAAGAGAAGAAGCTAAGCCTTCAAAGCAGATTCCAGAACGAAAAAAGTGTGTGATACCGATGACCCCGAAAAACGCTAAAGTGTACAAGGCCTTTTCACCTTTTTGGATAGATATATTAGGATCTGAAAAACTAAGCAGGGGAGAACTAGACATAATTCGTGTAAACTATAGTGAAAAACTCAAACCAGATCGAATTTCACTTTCCGAAACTTCTGAATTTTTCTTAAGCATATATGACCATTCTAAAGTTGATCTTCAGCATGGTATATTGGTCGAGTCAATTTACAGCATAAGCATAACTAAAGACGAAAAGATCATAAACCCAACAATGAAGAATGTCGCTAAATATTGCTTTGAAATGTTCTTAGCAGATGAAGTGGACATAAATCTATATTTCAGAGAGAAGATGCTGAAAATGGAATCAATAAATTCTAAAGAATACTTGGATGGAGCAATGTCAATTATGAGTATGGAAGCAAAATTGAAAAAGCTTAGTAGAGAAAAGAAATATTTCCGATCCAGCACCTCTTCATCAGAAGATAATATTGTACACGTTCTATTAAGGTCCAACTATGTTGAAGGGGGATCACTTTCATATTCAAGTTCAATATCACCCACAAGAGGAATGAGAAATACAGAATATCTCAAAACACAATCTAAGGTAGCTGATGTTATGAGAACAAAAACTCAAGGTCAAGAGTTTATAAGTTTCCATAGCAATTCATATAAATTAGGACTGCCTGATTTCACTCCCCTCGTGAGAGACATCTTTTCGCAAAGTTTAACGCTTAGAGTCAAAGCCCAGACGGTGTTTCAAACAGCCACTATATTGTCCAATGGTGGTTTCAATTTCAAGACAAGGTTTAATAGGGAGAATATTGACTCTGGGATGTCATCAAAAAAAGTAAAATTACCTAATGGGACTCAATTGGAACAAGTCTTCTCTTACGATAACAATGGACTTTTGAAACAAGTGGCTTTAGGGATTAGTTTAAGGAATGGTAAATGGCGTTGGTTTATCACTCGATTCGATTTTGAAGAAGATGAATTTGCTTACCCTTCAAAGATTGGAGACGAAATACACCATGCCAATGTCAATATTGACTCAACTTATGAAATTATAGACAATTTTGGTATGATATTTTTAATGAAAGACCAAGTTCCAGTGATATATTTATGCCAAAGCTCTAGGACTTTCAATCACACTATAAGATTTTCTGCAAAAAAATCGCAGTTTATAACTCATTCTGATAGTGAGTATCTTCTAACTTGCATTAAAGATGAAGCTTTCATGGATTTAATAATACCAGATAGGACAGACAACAGGGTCGTTTTGATTGATGAAGAAGATGAAGACTTCTATGAATTCACAAAAGGAAATGTTGACGATGGTGAAATTGTTGACGACGAATTTTTATTTGGTTTTTTAGAAGAGCAAGAGGATAGGATTGAAGACGACGCTAGTATAGCCAGTGAAATAAGAACAGTAGAATCTACTTCATATAAAACAGTTCTAGATTCTGCAGTTAGGTTTAAATCTGACAAGAAAAAAAATACTTATGAAGTTGAAATACAGGTCCCTTTTGATGTAGGTATAAATAATTTTGAGGGAGATAGCAAATCTTCTGCAGTATCCAAATTTCTAAAGTACGTTGAGGAAAATAGAGATGAAGATTCCGAAAGTTTGCTGAATTTAGTGGCTTCTGGTCTAGCTTCAATAACTGCTTTGGAAGTGTACTTTTGAAACTAACTGGAATGCTCATGTGGCC